GGTCGACGAGGTCGGCCCCTCCCTGCGCCGCGCCCGCGCACAGGTCACCCGCGTTCAGGCACAGGCCGCGAGCGCGCCGTCCGCGAGCGCGTCGGCCTCTGGCGGTGCGGCTGGGTGGGGGCAGGAGTCACCACAGCATGACCCGTGGGGCGCTCCTGCTGCCCCGTCTGAGCCGCCGTTCTGATGGAGCGCTACTGCCCGGACTGCGGTGAGGTTCTCGCTGCAGGGCACGCGCGCTGTAGGCAGTGCTTCCGGCGGTTTGAGGCTGAGTATCAGCGGAAAACCGAGCGTGACTGGATGAGGCGCAACTTCCCGGAGTTTCGGCCCCGGGACTTGTTCCCGGAGGACTACTGGGAGCAGTCGGAGATCGAGAAAACAACCGTAAAGGAGGGCGACTAATGGCATGGGTCCGAGTGGGCGACGAGGCGTTGAGCCACCCGAAGCTCATGAGCTTGTTCGACGTGGAGGGGGCCGAGGACATTTCGATTATCGAGATGTTCGGTTTCCTAATGGCGCTCGCAACCTACTCGGCCAAGCACCTAACCGACGGAATCATCGAGAGGGGCGCAGCTTTCCGTGACGGCGAGCGCTCGCGGGTTGTGCGCCTCATCGATGCGGCGGTGGCCGCAGAACTGCTCACGTGGGTTGAGGTGGACGGCGCGAAGAAACTGCGCTTGTTCACGGATGAAGAGTTCATTCATATCCAGCCCCGTGAGGAGGTTATGCGGCGCCGTGCTAGGTCGCGGGAGAACCGCGACAAGGACAAGAAAGCTGCTGTGATCTTCCGCGACGGCGATCAGTGCCGGTACTGCGGCAAGCTCGTGCGCTGGACCGGACCGATCGGCAACAACTTCGGCACGCTCGATCACGTCGATCCGGACTCGCTGGGGGACGCTCCAGTCGAGGGTCTCGTGGTCGCGTGCCATGAGTGCAATTCCTCGCGCGGTCATGCGCGCGAAGCGTTCGACGCGGCCTCTCCGCTGCGTCCTGTCCCGGCCACGCCTTATTACGGAGTGTGGTCGGCTGAGTTCCTTACCAGGTGCGGATATGAAGCCGTGCCGTCCGTGGATCCGGGTACGCCCGTTGACCCCGCCTCAGAGACGCCCGCGAGGGGCGTTCTCCCGGGCCGAGGGTCCGGGGCGCCTGTTGAACCCGGGCATGGCTCCAGCGGCCCCACTGAGGCCGCTGTGCGTGACCCCGGCGCGTCCGAGCGACGCGCGTCCGAGGGTCCGCGTATTCGACATGGTTCGGACTTGAGTCCGAACCATGGTCCGACGTCGAAGGGTATCAGGTCGAATACTCTCGGGTCGGGTAGGGACGGGACGGGCCGGGAAGGCCAGGGAAGGGCAGGCACGGGCCAGGCCGGGAAGGGCCAGGACGGGCACACGCGCACACCTCAGCAGCAAACAAGCAAGCAGAACCGTAGAAGGAGAAGAAGATGAACAGTGAGGAAGAAGAGCTGAGGGGCAAAGTAGAAGATGCCCTCTCAGCGCTAGTGCAGGCAGGGCATGGAGATCAGGCGGTGACCGGGGCCTGGGTGGTCTGTGCTGAGGTCATGGTCCCCGGTAAAGAAGATGACACCGTCTTTATGCACGACGGGGGCGGCTCGATGCTCGCGCGGCGTGGCCTCATCGAGTCTGTGCGCGATCAGCTCGCCTCATGGGTGGAGGGATACGATGACTGAGCATGCCGACCGCAGGGTTTGCCCGGTGACGGGTGAGCCTCTCCTTGACGGAGAGTTCCTGTCTCGCGGCGGCGCGGCCCGCGTCCGTGTGGCAACCGCATCGATGCCAGGCCTGATGAGCGATCTCGCCTATGCTGCGTCGCACGGCGTGCGTACAGGTGAGCAGGTCGGCGGCGCGGGTGTCCCCTCGTCGAGGGCGCCCCTCAACTTGGCACTCATGATCGAGGTTGACGAGATGTGCGATTCGATCCTGACTTGGGCGACGTTGCTTCTGTCGCACGTGATGGGGCCGGCCTACTGGGTGAAGCAGGGTAACTGGTGGCACGTGGCGGATGTGTTCAAGACTCATGAGGATAAGCTGCGACGCTGGCCCGAGGCGGCGCAGTGTGCGGACGAAGTTCTCTACTCGGTCGCCCGCTTGGAGCGTCTCGCCTCTCCCGGCCGGCAGCGTCTCGTGTTCGTCGGCGAGTGCAGTGCCTGCGGGGCAGACCTGTTGGTCCGCGACCCCGAGGAGGAGGCGACAACTTGCCGGGAGTGCGACTCGGTCGAGCAGATCGCCGCCGCCTGGGACCGGCTCCTCACGAAGGCGCGTGAGTCTCTGCTGCCTCGCACTCGAGCGACTCGCGTTGCTGAGATCCTGGCAGGTGTGCAGGTCAAGGACTCGACCGTGAGGAAGTGGCAGCAGCGAGGGAGGGTGGCCCCGGCTTCGAGGGAGGGGGGCATCCGTCTGTACAGGGTGGGGGATATTGAATCTCTCGCTCTCCAGCACTTGACTCGCTCGTAGCGCGTGTCGCTTGCGTGTGAGGGTGTCACGGTGTATTTTGCTAACGTGGCCCCGCGCGTAAGCGATGGGGCTTCTGCCTTATACGGCATCCGCGCACATGCGTTGACCCCCGCTCTTCTCGGCCCCGATGGAGCGGGGGTCTCCGCATACCTGGGAGGGGTGGTCGATGTGGCGACCTCACGCACAGGAACTGCGCAGTACAAGCACTGGCGCAAGCGAGTGCTGATCGCAGCTCGCGACGCCGGCATCGCGCAGTGCCCACACTGCGGCGTGCGTCTGGACTACACGCGCGGACTGCAGCCGAACAGCGCCGAGCCGGATCACATCCTGCCGGTCCGTTGGGGCGGGAAGAACACGCTCGAAAATGGTCGAGTCCTTTGCCGTAGGTGCAATCAATCTCGCGGAGACGGGACGCGCCCGAAGGTAAAACCGCGCAGAGCGGCCTCCGTAGACGTAGACTGGTGAAAGATTCAGTCGTCCGGCGTGGGGGATTACCCCTCCCCCCGCCTACCAGTAGCCCCCGGTACGCTTAGCGCCATACCCCCCCGTTATTTCCGGGGATGTCGCGCAAAAACGGTGGCTGGGGGTTTTCGTTTAGGGGCGGCTCGCCTGGCGCGTTTATGGGGCATCTGGGATAGACGGTAGGCGATTTCGGCAGTTTCGCCCGGGAATAGGGGGGTTGGAATTGGCTGAGAAGAAGGCGAAGGCATCGAGCGCTCGTGGGCGTAAGGCCCCGGCGAAGAAGGCCGCGGCGAAGAAGGAGCCGGAGGTTCCGGCATTTGATGCTCGCGCTCAGCGCACAAAGCTGCTGGACGCGACGTTGCAGTCGATTGAATATGCCGAGTTTGACAAGCGTGCGCCGCTGATTCGTGAGGCGCGGGCGTTGATTTCTGAGCTGGCCGGCCCGGCTGTCGTAGTCGAGTCGAAGGAGGAAGGAGACAACGTTGTCAACTTCCAGGACCAGCTCGCACGGCGACGGTCAAACGCCTCGGGTACGGGTCGCCGCTAAGCGCCGCGCAAAGACTTTCGGAGACCTCGCCGGCGAGTTCGCCGCGAACTTCGGGCTGACCCCTGACCCCTGGCAGAATCTCGTCCTCGAGGACTGGCTGGCCGCGTCCACAAGGGACGAGTGGAAGCACATGACCTGCGGCCTGTCCGTTCCTCGCCAGAACGGTAAGAACGCGCTCTTGGAAATCCGCGAGCTTTTCGGCATGGTGCTCCTCGGAGAGAAGATCCTTCACTCCGCGCACGAGGTCAAAACGGCGCAGGCGCACTACAGGCGCTTCAAGCACTTCTTCGGGAATAAAGCGAACGACGAGGGTGCAGACTTCCCCGAGCTGAACCGCCTCGTGACGAACGTCCGCAATGTGAACGGCCAGGAGTCGATCACGCTCTCGAACGGTGCAGAGCTGCGAGTCATCGCCCGCTCGAAGTCGTCGGGCCGTGGCTTTACAGCCGACGTGATCGTTTTCGACGAGGCGCAGGAGCTGACGGAGGACGCTATCGAGGCCATGCTCTCGACGGGCTCGGCGGGCGACCTCGGCAACTCGCAGATCCTCTACACGGGCACGCCGCCAGGACCGAACGCATCGGGCGCCGTGTTCACGCGCCAGCGAGCGCAGGGCCTCTCGGAGCATCCCGGCCCGATGTGCTGGCACGAGTGGTCGGCGGACCCGGACGGGCCTGTCAACCTCGACGACAAGGGCGTATGGATCGCAACGAACCCCGCGATCACGGCAGGCCGCATGAAAATCGCGTTCGTCGAAAACGAGCGGCGCACGCTCAACGAAGAAGGCTTCAAGCGTGAGCGCCTGGGCATGTGGCCGGCGAACGCGGGTGCCTCGCGCGCGATTGACTCCGCGACGTGGGACGCATCCGTCGCAGACGCGCCGGAGGACGGCATCCGCTCATTCGGCGTGTCATTCAGCGCCGACGGTAAGCGCATGGCGCTCGCGGGCGCGATGAAGGAAGGCACGGGAGCGTCCGCGCGCTTCCACGTGAACGCAATCGACACCTATACGGGGTCTACCGCTGCGGGCGTGTCGGCGCTCGCGGAATGGCTTGCCGAGCGCGTCGACAGGACGGCGCAGATCAATCTTCTCGGCGGCGCTGGCGCAGCGGCTTTGTCGGACGCGCTGGACATGCGAGGCGTACCGAAACGGCTCGTCCACATCATGACGACAGGTGAATACTTCGAGGCCTGCGGCCTGCTCTTTGAGGGGCTGCGAGCTGGCCAGGTGACGCACCCGGCGGGAGAGCCGGAGGACGCGCTCAACGCTTCGGTGGCTGTCGTGGACCGGCAGATTCGCCGACGAGACGGCGCGTATGGTTGGTCGGCCTCGACCCCAGACGGGGACGAGACACCGCTAGAGGCGGTATCAGCGGCGCTGCACGCTGCCAAGACCACGAGACGTAGGCCTAAAGGGAAAACTGGAAGGAGGGCGATCGTCCTATGAGTCTGACGAGGATCCCGGCGCTGCCGGGGCTGACTGAAACCGAAAAGAGCCAGCTGCGCCTCATGCAGGACCGGATCACGGCGAAGCAGACGAAGAACGCGCTGCTCGACGTGTACTACGAGGGGCATCGAGCCTTCCAGGATCTCGGCATCTCGATCCCGCCGCAGATGCAGCGCACCCGCGCCGCTCTCGGCTGGCCGCAAAAGGCAGTGCAAGCACTCGCCAGGAAGCACGTTTTCGAGGGCTACACCGTCGGCGGTCTCACCGACACCTACGACCTGGCCGGGCTTCTCGCGCGCAACGAGTTCGAGACGGAGCTCGCGCAGGCGATCACGAGCGCCTACAAGCACTCGGTGTCATTCCTGACTATCGCCGCTGGCGACGTGACGCGCGGAGAGCCGCCCGTCATGATCCAGGCGCGCGACGCGAAGTGGACAACGGCACTGTGGGATCAGCGCACGCGCACGCTGGAGGCCGCGCTCGCCCTGGAGGCCTCGACCGCTGAGGGCACGGAGCAGTACGAGAACACGATCACGGGCGCGACGATGTACACGCGCTCATTCATCATTCATTTCTCCCGCCAGCCCGGCTCTGCGGCCTGGCACATGGAGCGGATGGAGAACCCAACGGGCCGCGTCCTCGTCGAGCCGCTGGTCTATGACCCGCAGCTCGGACGACCGTTCGGGCGCTCGCGGATCACGACAGAGGTCCGGTACCTGACGGACGCGGCGGTGCGCACGCTGATGCGCGCCGAGACGGGCGCTGAATTCTTCTCCAGCCCGCAGCGATACGTCCTCGGCGCGTCTGAGGACGCGTTCACGGGCATGGAGAGGTGGTCAGCGATCACGGGGCGCCTGCTCGCACTCACGGTCAACGAAGAAGGCTCAACGCCTACCGTAGGCCAGTTCACGCAGCTGTCGATGGAACCGCACCTCGCGATGTATCGCCAGCTTGCGCAGAACTTCTGCGCGGCGACGAACCTTCCGATGAGCACCGTCGGTATCTTCGGCGACAATCCGGCGTCGGCGGAGGCCATGCAGGCCGCTGAGTACCAGCTCTCCGACGAGGCCGACTACCAGTGGCGCATCTTCACGCCCGCGCTGCGTCGCCTCCTCCAGGACGTCCTCATGATCCGCGACCGACTCACGGAACCACCCGAGGAATCGTGGGATATGGCGATCAACTACACGCCGACCCGCTACGTGAGCCCGCAGGCAAGCGCTGACGTGATCTCGAAGATCGCATCCGCGCTTCCGGACGTCGCGACGACGACAGTCGGCCTGCGGCGCGCAGGCTTCACGCAGGCAGAGATCGAGCAGGTCCGAGCGGAGAACGCACCCGGTAAGGCCGCGTCGCTCCTCGAACGTCTCGCAGGCGCAGGCACCCTTGAATCGCCCGCCGCGCCCGAACAGCAGACGCAGGAAGCGGGGGGGGAACTGAGGATCCCGTCGCGCTGAAAGCCAAGTTCGACGCGCTCGGCGTCGCGATCCGCGCAGGCATCGAGCCGCAAGACGCAGCGCTGAGGCTCGGCCTCGACGGCCTGCGCTTTACCGGCGCTGTCCCCGTATCCCTGCGCATGCCAGAAGCCGACGCAGACAAGCTCGAAGCAAAGTAACGGGAAGAGGCGAACCACGTGTCAAGAACCAGGAAAGAGATCACGCGGTTCGCCAAAGCCCAGAAGCAATGCGCACGACTCGCGAAACGCGATCTGGAGCGCTTCTGGAAAACGCTCGACACGACCGACGTTGTCGCATGCCGCGAAGCGCTGGAGGACTTCCTCCCCCAGCTCGTGCAGGCATACGGCAACGTCGGCGGGCAACTAGCCGTCGAGTGGTACGACCGCCTGCGACGAGCTGCCGGCGCTCGCGGCGACTACACGCCGAAGCCTGCGCCGTTGCCTCGTATCGAGGTCGTGCATGCCCGGATCCGCAGTGCGCTGAACCCTCTGGCCCGCGCCGGGGATGCTGAGGCCTCGCTGGAGGCGCTGTCTGAATCGACGGAGAGCTGGGTGAAAAACTCGGCGCGCCAGACGGTCTCAGACGCCGCGGCGAAGGATCCCGCGAAGGTTCGTTTCGCTCGCGTCCCGACCGGAGCGGTCACCTGCTCGTTCTGCATGATGCTCGCCTCGCGCGGCTGGATCTACGCATCGGAAAAGTCAGCTGGCGCGTTCGACCGATACCACGCGCACTGCGACTGCCAGGTCGTCCCCTCATGGGCAAGCAAGCCCGCAAGCATCGCGGGGTATGACCCGGAGGCGATCAAGAAGCGGTACGACGCCGGAGAGTTCGAGGAGGACACGCGCAAGCGATCCGGCGGTCGCAAAAAGCCGACAGAAGAAGCATCTGACGGCAACTGAGTTTCCCCTACGCGAGGGGCAAATCGCGGAACCCTGAGCGCCGACGGGCGCCGCACAAGTACGGACAAACAGGAGACACCATGCACACCACCGACACCAACGCCGACACCACCGAAGCAACCGCAACGGAAGCGACCGACGCGCAGGCCGCGTCCGCTGACCGTCATGCCTTCACGCCGATTACGACGCAGGAGGATCTGGACAAGGTCATCGGCGCACGACTCGCACGCGAGCGCGACAAGTACGCCGACTACGACGACCTCAAGGCCGCAGCGAGCAAGCTCGCCGACGCCGAGGCACGTCTCGCTCAGATCGACGCACAGGCCGCACTCGACAAGATCCGCAACGACGTCGCACAGGAAGCCGGAGTCCCCGCCGACCTGCTGCGCGGATCGACCAAGGACGAACTGACCGCACACGCCGCCGCGCTCGCGGAGGCGTTGCAGGCGCGGCCTTCGGTGCCTGTGATCCCGACGCAGGGGGCGACCCCGAGTGTCTCCGACGCTGATTCGGCTCGACGCGCTTTCGCGCAGGAGCTGTTCGGCTCGAAATAATCTCTCATTTCTCGGAAGGAGCCAACTGTGGCTATTTTCAACACAACCAATACGTCCGTGCTGATGCCCCGCGAGATTGCGGACGGCATGGTCAAGAAGACGCAGTCCCTGTCTACCGTCGCGCTGCTGTCTCAGCGGAAGCCGATGCGCTTCGGCAAGGAGGACATCGTCGTGTTCGGCGACCTGCCGAAGGCAGAGTTCGTCGAAGAGGGCGCCGACAAGTCCTCGACCACTGGATCGTTCTCGTCTGTGTCTACCGTGCCCCACAAGGCGCAGGTCACCATGCGTTTCAATCAGGAGGTCATGTGGGCGGACGAGGACCATCAGCTCGGTGTCCTCGACGAGCTCGCGCAGGCCGGCGCTGATGCGCTGTCTCGCGCCCTCGATCTCGGTCTCTACCACGCGATTAACCCTCTGACGGGCACGAAGATCGCGTCGTGGACGAACTACGCTGCGGCGTCGACGAAGATCGTCGAGATGAAGGGCAAGACCGCTGAGGCGGATGCCGCCTTCCGCGCGGCTGTCGGCCAGGTCGTGAACGGCGCGAACCCGGCGCAGGTCACGGGCGCCGCCTTCGACCCGAAGTTCTCCTGGGCACTGTCGGAGCTGCGCCGTAAGGACGGCGCGGGCGAAACCTCTGACCAGCGCTACCCGCAGCTGGGCTTCGGCACGAACGTCACCGAGTTCGGCAGTGTCCCGGTCGCGCAGGGCAACACCGTTTCCGCGACCCCCGAGGCGACCGACACCAAGGTCCGCGCGATCGTCGGTGACTTCATGAACGGCATCCGCTGGGGTATCCAGCGTCAGCTGCCCGTCGAGCTGATCCAGTTCGGCGACCCGGACGGCCAGGGCGACCTCAAGCGCAAGAACCAGGTGGCTCTGCGTCTCGAGACCGTGTACGCCTGGTACGTTTTCACCGACCGCTTCGCGCTCGTCAAGGAAGCAGCCTGACGTGGAGCCCTGGGCTACACCAGGAGACCTGGAGGCCCGCTGGCGACCGCTGACCGACGCTGAAAAAGCGCGCGTGAGCATGCTCATTGAGGACGCGCAAAGCCTCGTGATGGACGAGTGCCCGAACTGGCAGACCACCAGCTCGGGCACTCGCATCCGGGTCATCTGCGCGGTCGTCAAGCGCGCGATGACAGCGCCGTTCGCTGATGAAGGTCTCACGGGGATCTCAGCAGCGACGGAGACGACCGGTCCGTTCTCGCAGCAGCTCACGTTCGCGAACCCGTCCGGCGACCTCTACCTGACCAAGGCTGAGCGCCGGGCGTTCGGCGCGGGCCGTGGCCGCGCACTTGAGATCGACCTCCTCGCATCGCGGGAGGACTCCTGATGATGCAGAAGTGGCGAACGCCAGTGCAGGTAGAAGGCCGCACGCGACGCGACGCGGACGGCTATCTCGTGCAGGACAGCGCAGCGCGGCTCATCCCCGGGTGCCTCATCGCACCCGGCGTGTTCACGGTGCCAGGCCTGCTGGAGTCGCCGACGTCGGAACAGCCAGACGACCAGGCAACGCTGTACGCCCCGCCGGACTCGCGGTTCGAGGTCGGCGACACAATCGTCGTCCCACGTGCCCATCCGCTCGGCGGGAAATGGCAGGTCGAATCGAAGCCGGCACCCTGGCCGCGTGGGGTGTCCGTGACGATCAAGCGGAGGTGACGACGTGGGCGGCTTCAAGCGCGACACGCAAGCGATCGACGCTTTCCTGCGCAGTGGTGCCCTCGCGCCAGCACTCCTCAAAGAGGCTGAGCAGCTCAGAGCCGCCGCAGCCGCAGCCGCACCTCGCGGCTCATCGGACAAAGGCGGGCACCTCGCAGACTCCTACAAAGCCGAAACGGCCAAAGCCTCGCTCTACAAAGGCGGGCCTGTACGCGACGTCGGCAGAGTCTACAACGATGCGCGCCACGCGCTCGCGGTCGAATTCGGACACCGAAGCAGAGCCGGAAACCCGATCCCAGGCGCACACACGCTCGGCAAGCTAATCGGATCGAAGGGCAAGAGGAAGCGCCGCAAATGACATACATCGACGCAGTCAAGGTCATCCGCGATGCAATCACCGCGGCGACCGGAATCCCGACCGCGCGAGTCCTGCAGCCTGGCTTCACCGACGGGCCGCTCCCGCTCGCACACGTCTCGCTCGTACAAACCCAACCGGGGGACTACGACCGAGACGACACGATCTCCATCTCCATCTACGCAAAGACACCAGCCTCACCCGCCGAAGTCGGAGCCGCCGCGCTCGCGGACCAGATCGAGGCGGCGCTCGCTGTCCGTCCGGTCGTCGGCGCGTCCGGCTGGGTAGATGAGGCAGAGATCGACTCTCTCCTGGGCGTGCAGCCTTATTACGAGGCTGTCGAGGTCGTCCATATGACGGCAACAGTCACGCACAGGCCAATCTCAGAATGACATCAACTGACATGAAGGGAAGGCTCGCATGACAACCATCGAAGCCCTCAAGAAGAAGCACAACCGCACGACCAATGTCAGGAAGGGCTTGAACGCGCTCGCGTTCCTGGCCCCGATGACAACGGCAGTCCCGACGGCAATCACCGACGCAGGCGGCGCCCTCAAGGAGATCCCGTCGGACTTCCTGCCCCTTGGACTCATCACGACCGACGGCGTTACCTTCTCCGCCGACGCGAACACAGAGGACGTGGAGGCGCTCGGCTATGCCGAGGCCGTCCGTACCGACCTGACGAAGGCTCCTAAGACCGTAAAGCTCACGGTCCTGGAACCCATTCGCAAGACTATCCAGCAGCTCGTATACGGCCTTGATCTGTCGCAGACCAAGGCGTCCAAGACCACGGGCGAGATCGTGTTCGACGAGGCCGCAACCCCGGCTCTCGCTGAGTACCGTCTCCTGCTGGTTATGGCTGACGGACCCGCCGCCGACGAGTGGCTGATCGGTCGCTGCTACCCGCGCGTCAAGCTCTCCTCTCTGCCTGACGAGAAGTGGGCAGCGAGCGACGCGATGCAGTTCGACCTGGAGTTCTCGGCCTTCATGGACGAGACGGCGGGTACCTCTTGCCGCCACTACATCGGCGGCTCCGGCGCGATCCGTCATCGCGACGCGATCGGTTTCGAGCAGGCTAACTGACCTGCTCTTGATCTCGGGCGGGCCGGAGACGATCTCCCTCCGGCCCGCCCGTTCACCCCTCACGCATGGAGATCGCCTCACGGATAGGAACCCCGATGAAGTTCATCAAGACTGTCAAGACCGACTCTGGCGACGAGGTCAAGCTGGAGCGCGAGACCGACGCTGCCGTCGAGCAGAACCAGCTCATCTCGCAGGGCTGGGAGGTCGCCGACGACGCCAAGGGCGACGAGAAGCCGACGCTGCCCGCGCCTCCCACCTTCAACAAGTAACCAACCGTCAGACAAATAACTAGGAGATCATCATGACTGACACCATCAAGCCCACGTTCACGTTCAACGAGCTCGAGAAGATCGAGAAGTCTATGACGCCCGAGCCGTTCTCTTTCGGAATCGGGCATACGGTCATTACCTTCCCGGACCCGATGGGACTCTCTACCGAAGAGGCAGAGAAGTTCCTCTCGGATATGGTGGAAAGCAAGTCGCCGGTCGCGGTTATGCGTCGTTGGCTTCCCGAAAAAGATGCTGAGATGCTCATCAGCAAGCTCAGCTTCCGCAAGCTCACTTTGCTGCTGCGTCAGGCCTCCGCGCACTACAACGCAGCGATGGGAGATATGGGGGAAGGTGGCGCCTCTACGATCGGCTAAGCCGATACGAGAGGCAGATCACGTGTGACTTAGCGGAACAGGGCTGGGATGTCCCAGCCCTGTTCCGTGCCCGCCGCTGGCGCTTCCTGCTCATGCTCATCGATGGACTACCGTCGACGAGCAGGACGACCGTCGCGATTCTCAACGACCCCGAGCGTTTCGAGGAGATCGCGCGCACTGTCGCCGAGACCGAAGCGACTGCCGATGACACCGAGGCGCGGATGCGTGAGCAGACGCCCGTCGTGCGCGTCCTGCAGGACATCTTCGATCTTGTGGCTGGTGCCCTCGGTCATAAGGAACCGTATCCGCGTCCGGTCTCGGCGGTGGAGCTGGCACTCGATGACGCGCGCACCGACCACCTTCACGGCTTCCGAGATGAAGCGATGAAGGCGCTCCTCCCGAACTGGGAGGACAGCGAAGAATAATCAAAGAGAGGAACCCCGGAATGGCTGGAGTCTACAAGGCAGGGACGCTCTACGTCGACGTGGTTCCCTCCATGAAGGGGTTTTTCAAGACCGTTGAGGCCGACGCCAAAGCGCAGATCCCGAACATCGGGCAGAACGCCGGTAAGGATCTCGCGAACAGCATACGCTCTGGCGTCGGCTCCAGCGGCGCACAGGTTGCAAAGAGCATCAGTCAGCCTATCGATGCTGCCGCGACTGAGGCGAAAAATAGCGTCGACAAAATGGCGAAGAGCATGCAGACCTCGACAGGGGGCATGCAGAAGGCCGCAGAGGGCGCGGGCCGGAGCTTTACGACGATGGGCGCCGAGGCGGGACGCAGTCGCGGCCCTATCGAGTCGGCGACGCGCGACCTTGACGAGGCCGCGCAGGCAGCGGAGAAGGCTGCGAGGGGCACACGCGAGGCGGGCTCGGGATTCTCCTCTATGGCTGGCTTCGCACAGAGCGCGATCGCGCCTCTGGCAGCAATGGCCGCAGCCGTCGGTATCGGAGGTTTCGTCTCCGAGGCTATCGCCGCGTCCGATGCCACCCAGAAATTCGCGGACACCCTGAAATTCGCGGGCATTGATCCGGATCGGATCGAGGAGCTGGGAGCCGCCGCGCAGAAATATGCCGATGAGACGGTATATGACCTGTCGGATATTCAGGGGATCACGTCGCAGCTCGCGGCGAACAACGTTGAGGGCTTCGACAAGCTTGCGGAAGCGGCGGGCAACCTGAACGCCGTCGCTGGCGGCTCGGCTGAGACCTACAAGCAGGTTGGCCTGGCGCTCGTGCAGGTCAACGGTGCCGGCAAGTTGGCGACGCAGGATTGGAATCAGATCGCAAACGCCGTCCCCGGCGCGTCCGGCAAAATTCAGAAGGCCCTGCTCGACGCGGGCGCCTATACCGGGAATTTCAGGGACGCTATGGCTCAAGGCCAGATCAGCGCCGAGGAATTCAACGAAGCGCTCCTGAGCCTTGGCTTCGATGAGGTCGCGGCGAACGCGGCTCGCGACACGAGCCGTATCGAGAACGCAGCCGGGAACCTGCAGGCAACCCTCATGGGCGGCTTCAAGGATCTCATCGATTACATGAAGCCGACGATTACGGACTTCATGGGCTGGCTGTCCGATATGTTCTCGAACGCCTTCGGGTGGATCAGCGAGCACAAGGATCTGCTGGTCGCCCTGGGTGAGGGTATCGGGATCGCGGTCGCCGCCTACTGGGGCTTCTCGGTCCTGACGACCGTGATCGAGTGGATCAAGAATACGACCTTGGTCCAGGAGGGGCTCAACGCTGCAATGGCTGCGAACCCTATCGGCTTGGCGGTCGTGGCTATCGGCGCGCTCGTCGCCGGGCTGATCTACCTGTATAACACGAACGAGGATGTCGCGAACGCGATCAACTCGTTGGGTGCTGGGATCGCGGAGTTCTGGACGAACAATGTCACGCCCATTGTCGACGCTTTCGTCGACTACACGAAGAACACGCTCGTACCGTCGATTGAGTCGGCGTGGGGAATACTCACCACCGGAGACTACGACGGGAACCTTTTCGGCCTGGAGGAGGACTCGGCGCTCGTCGACTTTTTCTTCACGCTGCGGGACGCGCTCCTCGCCGTCGGCGAGATCTCCTACACGGCATGGACGGAACAGATCAAGCCGTCCCTTGAGGCGGCGTGGGACTGGATATCGGGCACCCTGTGGCCGGGCCTCCAGAGCTTCTGGTCGACCGTACTGCAGCCCCTGTTTGAGGGGATCGGCTCGGGCCTCGCGCTCGCATGGACCGCAATCATCCGGCCAACCCTCATGGCCCTGTGGACCATCATCTCCCGTGTCATCTGGCCTGTCCTCAAGACCCTCTGGGAGAACGTAGTCAAGCCCCTCTGGGAGGGCTTTGCCTCGGCAGTCCAGTCAGCCTGGGCAGTCATCTACCCGGCAATGCAGGCGCTCGCGGGCTTCTTCCGAGACACGCTCATGCCCGCGCTCTGGTCCTTCTGGCAGGACGTCGTTGAGCCGGTCTGGACGAACGTGTCGACGTTCATCCTTGCTGTCTGGGATAACGTTCTGTATCCGCTTTTCGACCTGTTCGTGACGGTGATCTCGGGCACCGTCGGCCTAGCTTTCGAGGGCTTGTGGACAACGGTCGTGACGGCTTGGAATGGGATCTCGTCGGCGATCCAGACGGTCTGGGGCATCCTGTCCCCGATTTTCTCTGCGATTGGCAGCGCGATCTCCTCGACGCTCGGCCCGACCTTCACGTGGCTGTATGACTCGGTCATTAAGCCGGTGTGGGACAAGATCTCGTCGGCGGTGCAGACGGCTTCATCCGTCCTGATCGACGTCGTCTTTCCGGCGATTAAGAGCGCGATCGGTGGCGTGAAGGAGTCCTTCGAGTCTTTCCGTCAGTCGGTCGAGACGGTGTTCGAGAAGATCAAGGGCGCAGCCGCAAAGCCCGTTAACTTTGTCATCACGACGGTGTACCGCGACGGAATTAAGGCCGCTTTCGATACGATCGCCGCGAAGGTTGGCCTCTCCGTCCGCCTCCCCGACGTGACGCCGATCCCGGCCTATGCGACCGGCGGCGTTTTCTCCACCATGACGCCCGGCTACTCCCCCGGCAAGGACATCTACCATTTCTACAGCCCGGACGGGGGCGGCGCGCTGCGGCTGTCCGGCGGCGAGGGCATCATCCGCCCCGACGCCCTGCGAGCTCTCGGCGGGAAGCCCTGGCTCGACAGGGTCAACGCCTCGCGTGGCTCCGGCCTCGCGACCGTCGGAGAGACCGGACGCCGCCGCGGCGAAGTAGCCTTCGCAGACGGCGGCATCTGGAACGCCGTCAAGGGCGGCTTCTCCGGCGCCCTGGACTGGATCAAGGACACGACGGAGGCGGTCGCTGAGATCGTCACCGCCCCAGCCGCCGCAATCGCAAACCTGGTCCTCAAGCCGGCCCGCGATCTGCTCTCCCCGAAGGACGGCAGCTTCTGGGAGAGCGTGGCCTACGGCATCCCGCCGATGCTATTCGACGGCATCAAGAGCATCTTCACCTCGAAGGTGAACGAGTCCGGACTCGCTGGCGGCGCGGGCCTCGTCGGCGCAGCCATGAAAGCCGTCCTCATGGGCGTCCCCTACGTCTGGGGCGGCTCCGGCATCCCGCCGGGCCTGGACTGCTCCGGCCTCGTCTACTGGGCAGCACAACAGCTCGGCCTCGGCTGGCCGCGCCTCACCGCCGCCGGATACCAGTCCGGCTCAACCCCCGTCCCCTGGGGCTCCGCCACACCCGGCGACCTCCTCTACTGGGGATCCCCCGCCTGGCACGTCGCCGTCTACGCAGGCAACGGGCAAATGATCGAGGAACCACGGCCCGGTCTAAGCGCTCGCAAGACCGCGATCTGGGGATCACCCAGCGTCGGCAGGTACGGCGGCGCACGCAAGTACGACCGTGGCGGCTGGCTCCCCGACGGAGTCACCGCCGCAGTCAATCAAACAGGGCAGCGCGAAGCGATCCTCACCGCTCGCCAGTGGGCCGACGTGTCTGCGCTCGCGGCCAGCGGTGCGGGTGCTGGCGTCTCGCTGGAGGGCGCACAGGTGAATCTGGTTCTCGATGACGGCGTCCAGTTTAGGGCGCACGTCGAGGGGATTAGTGCAGGCGTTCTCGCTCGCAGGAAGCAACTCGCAGGAAGGAGCAGATGATGACGCGGACAAACCTCTGTCCTAATCCATCGTTCGCGTATGGGACGAACGGCTGGGCGAGGTACGCGCCGTCATCGCTCCGAGTCGCGTCTGATCATGCTGCATGGGGCGGGCACGATCGACAGTCGCCAACTTACCTGGCTGTCGATGTACCCGCCCAGCTGCAGGGGCAGGTCGCCACACCGGGCGTGGTCTCCGTTTCGGCGGGGCAGGCGCTGGCAGTGTCCGCGCTTGTCCGCACGAGTCCTGGTATCGGCCTCGCCGTCCGCGTCGAGTGGACGGTCGGCGGGCGCAGTCAGGTCGCGGGTGCGCCGCTGCTGCTGACATCGAGCGCGGAGGGCGATCGCCCGACCTGGGTCCACGTCGCCCCGGCAGGCGCCACGCAGGCGCGCGTGCGCTTCGAGGTCCACACCTCGGGGCCTCGCGACGATAAGCCCGGCTGGGTCCACCTTGACGACGTCATGATCGTCGCCGCGGCGACCGTCGAGGAGGCTATCGCTGACGCGGTGAACTTCTTCGACGGCGATACGCCTCAGCAGCGGATCGGATACACGCGGCGCGCAATCACTCACCAATGGACAGGCACGAAGGGCCTGTCATCCTCGCGTGAGGTCGAGGCCGCGCTCGATATGACGCGCGCGCCGGTCGCGGTCGTCGAGGACGGCCAGGCCCCGCGCGTCCAGGTGGTCATCCCGGCGGCTCTCGCGCCTGCGGGCACGGCCTGCTACGTCGAGGGCATCGCATCGACGGGCTTCAAGTGGATCCCCCGCGCCGGCGTGTGGACCGGCACAGGTGAGCAGCGCGTGATCGGTGACTCGCTCGCGCCGATCAACACCGAGTTCCGGTACCGGCTGACGACATCACGCGGCGTCGAGGTGGAGTCCTCGCCTGTCGTGCGCCGCTGGCAGGGCCTGTCCCTCATGACGGACACTGCGGGCAAAATGCCCGTGAATCTCCTCTGGCAGGGGACCGACCAGCGCGAGCTGAAGATGAGGCTGACCGAGCATGAGGTGGCAGGCCGCAGAACGCCGGTCATGGTGTACGCACCGACGATGGGCGCGGGCACAGTCTCGCTGACGGCGCGCACCAACCTCAAGGACACGCCCGCGCTCAAGCTCCTGCTGGGCACGCCTACCCCAGTCGCCCTATTCCACAACCCCGAGCACTGCGTGCAGTGCAGGGCGGGCGTGTGCGACGTCGATCTAGTGACGCTCATGTCGCCGACAGGTGTCACGATGGAGCGCGCCGCCCGGATCGATGTCGCGGAGCGCATCTGGGCGATCAAGGGAACGATCACGTCCCTACCGCAGGCATCGACACTTCTCGCGCTCTCCACGTGGACGGACTTCGACGGTCGCGCGCTCACGTGGCAGGCCCTCGACGCGCGCCGCCTCACGTGGGAAGCCTTTGACAGGACGATCTGGCAGGAGGAGCGATGAGCCTGACCGGACCGGACGCGCGTATCCCGGACGACCTCCTCTCGTCTGCCTACACGCTGCAGGCGACGGTCGAGTCATGGCTCGGGGACGAATACCTCGGTGAGGTTCCAGTCGAGGACGGATCGGTCGCCTGGGACGCGACCCAGCAGGTGCAGGGCTCCCTCTCGCTCACGGTCCCGCGCGTCGGGTCCGCGAGTGAGGATGAGGACTGGCGGGACTGGGATCCTACGGACCCATCGCATCCGCTTGCCACGTTCGGGCAGACGCTGCACGTCTCGCTGACGATCGCCTCGGTTATCCCCGGCGGCGGCTGGTGGGACGTTCAGCTCGGACGCTTCATGATCACCTCGGTCGATCCAGGCCCCTCGACCGTGAGGGTCACCGGCAAGTCGCTGATGCATCGCCTCGAAGAGGACCGCCTCACGACGCCCCTATCCCCCATGTGGAACGGCACGCTCGCGAGCGAGATCCGGCGCCTGGTCGGCGGGCACATGGGCGTCGTGATTGACACCGGCCTCGTTGACCGCTGGTGCCCATCGATGACCTGGGGCGAGTCAAGGATCGACGCGGTGTACGAGATCGCGAAGGCTTGGCCGGCGTCGATCCGTGAGGGCGGTGACGGCATCCTGTATGTGACTCCGCCTGTCTCGCCGCCTGTCTCGCCGCCGAAGCTGCGGCTCACGGACGACCTGGACGGGACCGTTGTCGGAGTCTCGTCGCAGGTGTCCCGCGACAAGGTGTATAACCGCGTCGTCGCGCGCGGCCAGGATGGGCACGACGAGGGCGCGCCCGCGTTCCAGGCGGTCGCGGATCAGACGACCGGCCCGATGCGCACCGACGGCCCCTACGGTGTCGTCCCCCGCTTCTTCTCCTCGCCGCTCATCACCTCGCAGGAGCAGGCCCGCAAGACTGCGGAGGCGATGCTCGCAGAGTCGATCCGCCGCAAAGTCAAAGTCCCTGTGGAGCATGCTCCGGATCCGCGTGTCGGCCTCGATCAGCCGATCGAGATCGTGACGCAGCCGGTCCTCGCGGCGGAGCCGAAAACCCTCTGGGGCCTCGTCACCGCATACGAAGTTCCCCTCACGTACAAAGGCACGCAGAAAACCGACGTGGAGGTGACGCTGTGACCGTCCGAGTGATGGACCTGATCTCCTCGACGCCGGATGATCTGCCGCCCCGGTACGGGTCGGACAGGTCAACGACGGCGATCGCGCGGATTATCGACCTCGTCGAGGGAGGTCGCCAGCTGATCGTCTCCCTGTACGGCGGCGCGGGCGTGCAGATCCCAGCGACCGCCGTTAACTGGTCAGGTGTCAAGACCGCGCACGTGCTCCTCGACCCGGACACGGGGCGTCCAGTCCACGCGCTCGGGCCTGCGCCGACCCCCGAGGGGCCGCTACCGGCGGTCCCGAAAACGCCCGAGCCTAAGCCTGTGGCCCGGCACGCGGTGCTCACGCCGCAGTGGATGGGCACCTGGACGACCGGCGGGTGGTCGAGGTACGGCGACGGCGGTGCGTGGCAGGGGACCAATCCCGCAGGCCAGCGCCTCCGAGGCCTCGTCACCTACGGTCGCCAGCTCGAAGCCCTCGGCTCGATCACGATCACTCGAGCGCTGCTCACCGTCCGGCCCGCGTCGCACGTCCCGCCGTGGGCACTGGTGATTCAGCCTGCCGCCTACTCGGAGTCGGGGCCGCTGCCGACCGGCGCGACGCAGACAATCAACGTCAACGCGCAGCAAACGCAGGTCGACATTACGGCCCTGGCAAAGACCCTCAAAGCGGGAGCTGGCCTCGCTCTCGTCGGTACTGCCTACGGCGGCATCACCAAGGGCGGCGCGAGCGCAGCCCTACACCTCGACTACACCGAAACACTCCCCACCAAGCCTACGGAAAGGCGTGCGCAATGAGCTACCAGGACCAGCGCGGACACAAGGTGCCCTCCCCGACCGACCCGGCCCGCCGACAGGATCTCCTCGATCTGTCCCTATCAATCCCGTCGTACAAGGCGTGCGCGTCCGAGACAGCCGCGTCTCAGTACGTTGCCGCGCTCGCGGGCGTTGGCCTCACGGCCTCTCCGCAGCAGCCTGTGTACGTCTGGAGGACCGATCTGAACGCTGTGCGCGTGTGGGATGGGCGCCGCTGGGCTGGTGAGTCGAATCTGCAGATGGAGCTCGCGGCGACAGGAGACGTGCCTGTCGGCAGTGGCCTGAGCGTCGGTGTGCGGAATGGCCTCATCAAGGCTGGCAGGGTCGCGACATCGGCGACGGAGGTTGCGTTCGGGAATCTATATCTTGACTTTGTAACATTCCAGACGCCTTTCCCGACCGAGTGCGTATCTGTCACGCTCACGCCGCTGTACGGGACGGGGTCGGGAGGCTGGAACTTCAAGAATGCCCAGCAGTTCTGCCTTGACTCGATGAGCAGGAATAGCTTCCGTGCGATGCTGCCGGGGGTCACGACCCCTGGCCGTCACGCCTACTCCTGGGTTGCAGTCGGCTACTGACACCCCCTGATCTTTCATGCCCTCGAACAAGCCCGTCCGGGGGCTTTCCCATACCCAAAGAGGAGAAACAAATGGAACCCAGCATCGAGCAGCTCATGGCTTCGATGACGCCCGCGACGGACACGCCGCCCGACGTCGTCGCCCCGATTTACATCCCTTACGAGCAGACGGAGGCTACGCGATGAGCATGACCGCACAGAACGTCCTCGGATGGGCGGCAGGAGAAATTGGATATACGCGCTGGGACGACCCCGAAGAGGGGTCGAAGTACGGGCGCTGGTACGCCAAGAAGCATGGCGCGTACTACGGTACGTCCGGCGTTCCCTTCTGCGCGATGGGTGCGTCCTGGTGCGCGACTGACAATGAGGACAAGTCCGTCCTGCCCGGCGGCGACTTCGCGTATGTCCCCTACGGGATCAACGCAGCCGCGCGCGAAGGCCGACTCGTCTCCCCCATGACCCAGGCAGCGCCCGGAGACTTGGTTTGCTTCGACTGGGACGACGACGGCATCGCCGACCACGTCGGCATCGTCGAGGCAAATTATGGTGGCTGGATCCAGACCATTGAATTCAACACCAGCTCCGGCGCTGCGGGCTCGCAGAGCAACGGCGGCGGCGTGTGGCGCCGCACCAGAGGCTGGGATTCGGTGTGTGCGGTCATCCGACCGCACTACGGCGACGCGCCCGCCGCCTCCGGTTACACCGATGTCACGGCGCTGCAGGCTGCGGTCGGCGCGACCGCTGACAATGTCGTCGGTCCCGATACGACGAAGCGTATCTATGCCGTCGTCGCCGCCTCCAGCTGGGGAGGCCGGCAGTTCCCCTTCGGGGTCGAATACGTCCAGTCAGTCATCGGAACGGAGCCTGACGGCATCTGGGGCGACGCCTCCGACGAGGCGCACGACCGCGTCGTCGGCAACCTCCAGCGCGCCGTCGGTGTCGATGACGACGAGATTTACGGCCCCACCACCAACAACGCGATTAACACTGCGCTCGCGGGCGCGGAGAAGGGGGAATGACAATGAATGGCCTTCTGCTCGGTCTCCACGCTGACCCGTTCCTGACGACTGTCGTCGTCGGCCTGATCTGGCCGATGGTCCAGGCGGCGCTTGATCGCCCGTACTGGACCCCCGCCCGCCGTAAGGTTCTGCTCGCCGTCGTCGCGGGCATCGTCTCTCTGGCAGTGTGGGTCTCCGGAACGTATCCGGCGACCTGGCGTCTGCTAATCGCACAGGCCGGCGTTTTCCTCGGGATAGCCTGGTCGGTGTTCCAGGTGCTCTCCGCGATCCGCATCAACGGCGTGACCCTGATTGACTGGGTCGGCGCTGTGACTCCTGGCGGCGAGTCCGTCGAGGAGGTTCGCGCCGCAGCTGCTCCTGTTCCTTCGACCCGGGTAGTTGACGGGGCCTCGCAGGCCAGCCGTGACTGAGCTGCTCGCGGACCCGAAAGTGGCAGACGCGTTCGCCGCGCTCGTCGTCGCGGTCCTCGTCGCGATGACGGGCGTCGTCGCCTTGGTGGCAAGCCAGGTGCGCCGATGGCTCGAAGCCAAGTTCGCGCACGTCCTCGAGGGTGTCGAAGAGGCCCGCGCTGCCGCCCTCTCGGCGGACGCGCAGGTCTCCAACGATCACGACACCAACATCCGGGACGATCTTGATCGCGCGATCGCGACCGTACACGCTGTCTCGGACCAGATCGGCGAGCTTACCAGCCATGTTGGGACGCTCGCCGATCAGCTGGGCCGCGTCGAGACGACGCTCAGCAATCATGGCAAGAGTCTCGAAGCCGTCGAGTCTCGCGTCGGTCGGATCGACGAACGAGGCGGTCGCATGGCAGAGGAGATTCATGATGAGCGCGTCGCTCGTGAGGCGGCGCAGCGGACCATCGATGAGCACTCACACGACGCGCACGCGCGCCTGCACGAGCGCCTCGACAAACTCGAAGAGAAAGTGAACCAGCAGTGACGACCACCATTACTGGTGCTGTCGGCAGGCTTGACGGAACACCAGAGCCGCAGGCCTACATCGTCGCCACGCTCGCGGGGACAGGCGAGAACTTCGCTGTCCTCGCGGGCGGGCCGGTCGCCCGACAGGCCGACGTGCGAGGACAGATCGTCCTCCCCCTCGACATCCGCACGGAGACGCAAGTGCATCTGCGTCTCGCGATCCCCGGTCGCACGCTCCGAGAAGCGACCGTGACTCTGCGCCCGGGTGTCGCTTACGACCTGGCGCAGATCTTCTCCGGTGCCTCGTCGCCGACACCATCTCCCGCGCCTGTCCCCGGTACTGGCGGCGTCGAGATCTCCGGAGACGGAGACACCCTCACCCTGAACGGCACACTCTCCGGCGACGGAGATACCCTCGAGATCGGAGCCTGACCAATGGCCTCACGACCGACGCTCTACACCAAGCAGGGCACCGATAAAGCGATCGCCCGAGCGGTCGCACCGCTCGCCACCAAGGCTGAGCTGTCCGGCTACGCGACGAAGGGCGACGTCGCGACCGCCGCAGCCGGCGGCAGAGTCGACCTCACCGACTACGCGAAGAAGGCAGAACTGCGGGGCCTCGCGACACGCGAGGAACTGGGCAGCTACGCGACCACTCGGCAGGTGGCCGACCTCGCCACCCGCGCAGACCTCACGGCCTACGCCACGAAGGACGAGGTCGCGGGCGTAGCCAAGCGATCCGACCTGACCGGCCTCGCCTCCAAGGCTGAGCTGTCCGGCTACGCGACGAAGGGCGACGTCGCAGGCGTCGCACACGCATCCGACCTGACCGGCCTCGCGACCAAGGCTGAGCTGCAGGCCGCGCTCACAGGCGTCGGCATCACCGTCGTCGCCACCGAAGCCGAAGCCCAGAAGCTCCCCGACGGCGCCCTGTACTTCCTCGCCGCCGCAGCTTCGCCCACCCAGCCGCCGACCCCGACGCCCGGCCCCGCGCCCGCCACCGGCCCCGCCGTCGTTGCTCACGCCTCAGGCTCCGTCGTCGGACAGACAATCACCGTTAAGCTCGACGGCAAGGCCGGAGACAAGGTCATCCTGGGCATCAACGAGAAGGCGCAGGGCACGCGCGCGACAGCCAGCCTGCCCCAGGGCTGGACGACCCTCGTCGACCCGTACTGGGTCGGCACCATGAGCGCTACGGTCGTCACCGGACCGTGGGCACCCACGATCACGATCAGCATGTCTCAGAACGCCGAGATCGGCTGGGCCGCAGCAACCGTTCGCGGAGCCTCCACCATCCAGGCCGGCACCGTCAAAAAGAGGCAGGCCGAGCCCGTCGAGACCAAGACCTGCACGGCGCCCGCGCTCGCGGGTGCGGGCCTCGCGCTCGGCTTCACCTTCGAGCGCACGAGTGCGGGCGAAGCTTCGGACCAGGTCACGGTCTCGGAGGGTTGGGAAAAGCTGGAGTTTGCGGCGCAGGAGGGTCTGAATTATCAGACGGTGACGCTCGCGAAGCGGACCGCAGCCGCTCCCGCCGACCTCGTCGTGACGTACCCGAACGTCCAGGGCTCGAACGGAATCGGTGTCCAGGTGGTCGCCCGTGGCTGAGCTGACGATCTATCGGCGTCGGCGCAACGGCGGTGATGTGCCCGGAGTCGTCCGTCGCCGACGACGCGACGGAGGGGATCTCCTCCTGCGCCGACGTGAGGCGACGACCCCGGTCACGCCCGCCGCGACGGATGTCGTCGAGCAATTCCTCAAGCAACGCCCGTTCTACATCGCTCACAGGATGGGCGGAACAGAATACCCGGAGTTCACGCGGCGCGGTCTCGATGCCTCGCTACGCGCGGGCTTCAAGGCGCTGGAGATCTCCGTCCGGCTCTGCGCCCGGGGGCCGAACGGAGAGCCTGCCGAGTTCATCGCGATCCACGATTGGAAAACGACGAGAACCGTGCCGGGTACGGATCTCCCGATCTGGTCTACTCCCTGGGCAACGCTTCGGAACCTCCAGCAGGGCACGGGACCATTTATGCGCCTGCGGGATATTGTCGACCAGGTCCCGGATGACGTGGTCCTGGCTATCGACCACAAAACGACGTCGTCTGAGGACCAGCGGAACCCAGCTGACCTGCAGGCTGAGGAGATACTCTTCGAGTATCTCGACACGGCGTTCGGCGGGCATCCCGAGCGCCGCGTGATCTGGAAGGTTTTCGCGAAGGGGACGAGCGCGGCGCGCGCGAAAGCACGCGGATACCGCACAATGGCAATGCTCTATCCCGCCGAAGTCCCCGCGGCACCCCTCGGCTCTTGGGACGTGATCGGTATGGAGTGGTCCGCGAGCGCGGAGGTGTGGAATCGGATCAACTCGACTGGGAAGCCGACGATCGCGCACATCATCACCAACGAGGGGCAGGCGCGTGCAGCGCTCGAAAAGGGCGCGTCCGGCCTCATGGCATCGTTCCCGTCTCGCGTGCATCCGTAGCCGACGCAGAAGGCCCCACCGCTCAAAACTGGGCGGTGGGGCCTATCTTGCTATTTTGGCGGGCTTACATGCCGCGAGCGCTGCGTGCGGCTGACTGCGCGGAATGTTTCGTCGGTGCGTGCATTGGCGGCTGCTTGTGGGTCGCGCGCCCTAGCAAGCCGCGCAAGATTCTCAGGGCGGGCGGAGCTGCGCCCGATGCGCTCGCGCACGCTGGGGGCAGTGAGCTTTGTCGTGCGGGGAAGCTCATAGGTCTCGCGGTATTCGGCGGCGGTCATGCCGTGAGCTAGGTAAGCGTGAGCTGCGAGGCTGAGGTAGGCACCGCCGCACTCGTGGCAGATGAGCCTCCCCTCCGCGTCCACGGTGAGGCGCCCGTATACACCTGCGCCGACGGGCTGGCCGATGCGGGGCGCAGGCTCGTCAGCATGCTTGCTGCGAGCCGCTTTGTAGTGGCGTAGGCATAAGCCGTGTGAGATCGCGTCGCGGTCGCAGCCGGGGGTCGAGCATGGGGCGGCGGGTGAGCCTTGGGGTCGGATCCAGCGGCGCTGCGCTGCCCACGCCGAGACGGCGGCGGCATCCCACCAGTAGGCGTGCCCAACGCGGACGGGGCGCAGTCCCTCGCGTCGCATGGTCTTGCCGAGCTCGCGCAGCTCGCGCTGGACGCCGATGAGGGCGGGCACCTCAGCGGTGGGCAGGTATCCGAGTGATCGGGCGCGCGTCTCGGTCAGGACGGCATCGACATCCTGCCTCACGTGGGCTGGCCCGAGTGGACAGGCAGGTCGATATGGATCGCGGAGATGAGTCGTGACGCTTCGCGAATCTCTGAGGGGAGGAGTGAGGGTGAGCTGAGGTCGGTGCGTGCGCCGCGCCCGGGCCGGGAGTCTAGCCAAGTATCGATTGTCTCGGGTGCCCAGCCACGCAGAGGGCCTGACGGTGTCGTGATGATGACGTCCGCATCTGGCAGGAGGCCCTTACGGATGTATGAGCGGACGGTGGGAACGGCGAGGCCGATGCGCTCGGCGACGGCGGCTGTCCCGAGATACTCGGCGGTCATTTCCGGTGCTCCTTGAGCCTGGCTGGGACGATATATGCGAAGATACCGAGCGACACGAGTCGCGAAAATACGCGCCCGACGCATGCTTGGTACGTGGAGAATGGCAGGCGGCTGGCCCACTCGGAGTGCTCCTCATAGGCTGCTTGCGTAGAGTAGACCTCTAGGTCGTCCGGGCCAATACCGAGGGCCTTGAAGTCGTGATTGTATCGCCCGAGGAGCTCCGCGACGAAGTCGTCGGCGGCATCCTCGATATTCCCGAGAATCATGTGGATCGCGAGGGGGGCACGCGGCCTGGACTTTCCGATCTCCCAAGAGCGGATCGCGCTTTCGGGCGCGACGATGAGTTCTCCGAGTTCGGCGCGGGTGAGGCCGAGCGCTTTGCGTCGGCATCGGAGGCCGACAGGGGTGAGTAGGTCAGACATTAGGTCTCCTCGTGTGGGGAGGCCCCGGAGCGTGCGCCCCGGGGCCTCCTGTCAGGGAATCAGTCGAGGAACTTCTCGACGTTGCCGCCGAGATCTTCAAGGACGGTCAGCGTCGCCCAGGTGCTCGCGTATCCTTCCGTGAGGCCCTGCGACTCGCACTCGGCGGAGATCGCGTTGAGGATTCCGTCGCGGCCCCAGTCGAATACGTTGTACTCGCCGAACACGCGGGCGTCGTCGGCTTCGGTGTAAGACAGCGGCAGCTCGGTGGTGGTGAAGCCGTTGGAGGCGAGCAGCTCGCGATCCTCGCCGCTCATGCGGGTGGAGGCCTCAATGAGGGCCTCGCGCAACTCCTCGACCTCATCCCCGGGAAGTGAGGTCTCGAACCACTCCTCGGCGGTCTCGCGCTGGCGGTCGACGATGAGGTAGCGGTCGGTGTTGGTGTCGGTGATGTAGGTAACGGTGGACATTTCTGATCTCCTTCTTTGAGGTTCGGGGGGCTTTCCCTCCCGATGACTCAACTATACACCGAGCGCGATGTATAGTGCAAGTGGAACTGAATGTGATCCACAAAACAGTATCAGACGAGGACATGCGAGTCCATACGCGCCGCTAGAGCGGCGTCGCGCTCGCGGGTCGCGTGCTGATACCTGAGAGCGACGTCTACGTCGCTGTGCCCGCC